GCTCACGCAAGCCTCGGTACTGGTGGGCAACAGTAGCGCCGGCATTCGAGAATGCAGCTACCTTGGCGTGCCCGTGGTCAACGTGGGGTTGCGACAGTACGGGCGAGAGCGGGCGCGGAACGTGATGGACGCGCCACATGCGCGCGGAACGATACTTCAGGCCATTCTGGCCCAATTGGAGCATGGCCGGTATCCCAGCAGTGCCCTGTACGGGTCGGGGGATGCCGGGCCACGCATTGCGGAGGTGTTAGCCAATGTCAGTGCTCGCATTGATTCCCGCCCGGTCAGGGTCTAAGGGTATTCCGGGTAAGAACTGGCGCAAGCTGGGCGGCAAGACGCTAGTGGAGCTGGCCCGCACATGCGCGCGGAACGCTGGCTGTGAGACCGTAGTTACGTCATCGGATGTGTTTGTGTTTACCGATACGTACCGGGCCGGACACACCGACATCAATCTCCACAGGCCCGAGGAACTGGCGCAAGACGACACGCCGATGATTGCGGTTGTGCAACATGCGCTCGAGCAGATCCCTGGTCCCGACGATCAAATCATAATCTTGCTTCAGCCCACGCAGCCCTTGCGCACGGTGGCCCATGTGCAACAGGCGATCGCGCGCTTGCGCGAGACGCGCGAGATGCCAGCCACGAGCGTGGTCAGCGTTGTCGAGTTGCCAGCCACGCATCATGGCGCCATGCAGGTGATCTGCCAGCCCTACGCGGGTCGGATGCGTCTCAGGCGCGCGGAACGTCCCACCGTGGGCCTTGATGATCCGTCCATGCCCACCAGGCGACAAGAGATGGGGCCGACCTACATCCGAGATGGCACGGTGTACGCGTTCTGGCGCCGCACCGTGACACGGTATGGCAACATCTACGGACCCGAGTCGATCCCGATCATCATTCCCCCAGACGAAACCTGCGAGCTGGATACGATGGCCGATTGGGCTGCACTTGAGGCCAGATGGGGGCAACGATGACAGATACACAAGCGATTGCAACGTTTTTGTTATGTATTCTTGCAATGTTGGCTGTATGCGCGTTCACAATCGCAGTGATTGCTGACGCGGTACGACAAATCAGAGACATCCTCAAGCGCAAGGTCGATGAGGACTAAGCAGCGCCAGCCCAAAACCCAATGCCCCCACTGCGGCCACTGGGACAGCGACGTGATCAGCGGTGAGCCGATGACACATGGGGGCTACCGCCGATTCCGCCGCTGCCGCCAGTGCAGCATGCGCTATACGGCTACGGAGCGCGTTGATCCAGTCCAGCGGCCACGTAGCGCCGGACCAGTTCCAAGATGAGCCACCGCAGGCTGTGGCCTTCCGTGGCCGCACGCGCGCGGAACGCGTGCCACAGCTCGGGGTCAGCATTGCGAATGATGTAAGACGGAATCACACACCTCCAAGGTTGACGAGTCATCGCGCAGGCTGTCCGTTTCGGCCTTGCATTCAGCGTAGGTCATGGCCGCGAACAGTGCGATGTTGCCGGCGCGGGCTGCATCACGCGCATAGACGTACGCGGCTTGCAGTTCAGCCGTGTTGCCCGTCTGAATGTAGAAGTTCATGGCCACGGCTGCCAGATTGCCATAGCGCGCGGCGTCAGCGGGGTAGTCCGGCCATGCGGCACGGTTCAAGGGCTCAACTCGCATCCAGTGACCGATAACGGGGCGAAGTGTCTGTGACATCTGCTCTCAACCTTTCAAGGCTGGCGTGATTGCCAATCGATGAACAGAGAGTATCAAGACGTTATCAGTGTGTCAACAGGATAATCATCCTGTCACTCACAAATCAGAATTGCTTCGCTCCCACAGCGAAACGAATTCAGATCGCACCATATCTTGTAGATACAGATCATGAGTCTAGCCCCATCATATTGACAGGGTAGTGCAACATGACGGTTTACCCGCGCAAAGTGTGCGGTGCCTGTCACCAGCTCATAGAGTTACGCCGCAAGCGCTATCGCGCCAGCAAGAGCGGCCAATGGCTACCCTGCAACCTCAACGGGAGTATCCATAATTGCCGACTGCGGCGACGGCCGATCTACCCGTACAAACCACTAGAAAGCCTGTCAAGAGATTGACACAGGCCGACATTGGCTTGATGCTGAAGTACCACGGCGAAGGCTTGCCCCAAACAGAAATAGCCAAACGCCTTGGCTGCACACAGCCTGTCATCAGTGCCTGGCTGTCTGACCTCACGGACAGCACAGACCTCAGCAAGCTATATCTCCGCGGCCAGTCCCTCAAGATGGCTCGCAACATTGTCAAGAATGGCCGCGCTGCCGACCATGTAGCCACACTGAAGGGCCTGTCTGTGCTCCACGACGAGCAGCAGAGCAGCGTGACAGTCATCGTAGGAGGAGCTGGCCGGGTCAACATCGGCATAGGCCTTTCGCCTACTCCAGTACTAGTACAAAGCGAAACCCTGCAGTTATCCCAGCAAAACCCTACTGAGTCTGATAAGTAGGATTATGTTAACTGAGCTAAGTTGTTGATAGTACAAGGGTAACGCAGCTTGGGACGAAGAGAGAGCGAAGGCCAGCGACAGGGCGAGCTGCAGCAGCAGACAGGCCCAGACCAGGCCGGGCAGGCCAAGTCAGGCGCGGGAATCGCGGGGGACCCTACCGTGGGTAGCGTGGGCTAGGGGAGGCTCAACTGGTTTCTGCGGATGGAACGGGGCTAAGGTTTGCGCGGCTGAAGGACGACCCGCCTGGGACGGCGCACCACAAGGTGGGGTGTAGTTGGTGTCGGGCGAAGTTGGTGATTGGCGAGTTTGAGGGCTTGCGGTGTTGGGTATGTCCGAGTTGTTGGAGCCTGCAGATTGCGCACAGCCTGGTGGTGATGACGGGCAAGAAGAAGCGGGCGGTGTATGTGCCGTTGCCCAGTCAGGTGCCGTTTTACGAGAGCCACAAGAAGTACCTGTTGTGGGGCGGGCAGGCGGGGCCGGGCAAATCGCGTGGGGCTCGGGCCTACTTGTATACACGCAGCCTGACGGTACCTGGGCACGAGTCATTGCTCTTGAGAGAGAACTGGGACCAGTTGCAGGGGAACCACACGATCAAGATGGCGCATGAGGTGCCGGAGTTGGGTGGGCGGTGGCTGGCGACGGATCGGATGGCGGTGTTTGGCAAGGGGTCGGACGAGTCGTTGATTCATTGCGGGCACATGGCGGAGACGGAGGCGTTGCAGCGGTATATCGGGATGGAGTACGGGGCCATTGTCTGCGACGAGGCGAGTTTGTATCCGGTGACGGCGGACGGGACGACGCCGCTGGCGGAATTGAGCACACGGGCGCGGAAGGTGTACGACGAGGTGTGGGGGCCTGGCGGGAAGAAGGTGCCGGCGACGGTGATGCCGCGGTTTCTGCCGGTGACGAATCCGGGCGGGCCGAGTGCGGGGTTCCTGCGGGACTTCTTCATTGACAAGAGTCCCGATCTCGAGCGGTATCCGGCGCTGCGTGAGGACTACGACCCGGACGAGTGGGGGTATCTGCCGGCGAGCTTGGATGACAACCCGTATCTGCCGCCGGATTATGAGCGGTCGTTGGCGGTCCTGAACAAGACGCGGTACGAGCAGTTGCGGCACGGGGACTGGAACGTGTTTGCGGGGCAGTTCTTCGGGGAGTGGACGCCGTCTCAGCACGTCGCTGAAGCCGTCTTAGCGTGAGACAGCTTGAGATCCCGCGGGACACGACCTGGCTCTGCTCGATGGACTGGGGCTTCAACGCGCCGGGGGTGATTTTGTGGTGGGCGGCAGTGGGAGACGGCCATTGGCACATCGCGCGGGAGTACAAGTTCCAGCACACGAGCGTCGAGGACGTGGCGCGCGGGTGGAAGCAGCGCAACAAGGACTGGGGTCTGAAAAAGATTCTGTACGTCGCGGCAGACCCAAGCATGTGGGCAAAAACGGGACATGGCAAGGGCGAATCGATAGCCGAGACCTTGATGCGGTTTGGGCTACCGATGTTGAAGGGCGACAACGACCGCAAGAACGGCTGGCAGCGGTGTCACGAGCTGTTGCGGATGGCGCCCGATGGGACCCCGTGGTTGACCGTGGACGTGTCGTGTACCTATGGGCTCCGCTCCCTGCCCGCGCAGGTGAGTGACGACAAGGACCCGGACGACATTGACACGGGCGGGGACGATCACTGGGTCGATGCGTGGCGGTACGGGGCGATGAGTCGGTTGGTCCGGGGCGCGCGATCGGTCAAGGGTCCCACGCCGGGGCCGATGAGTCTGGGCTGGATCAAGCAGCAGGCGCGGGTAGAGCAGGGGATTCTGAGCCGACGATGACACCGAAGCTCTGGAAAGTGAACGTGTTCGAGGCGGATGGGCGCGCGTGGATCGCGTACGTGCGCGAGATCGGGACCCACATGGAAGGCCGCGACACGCGGACCATCTATGACTATATCGCCATCGACCGACACGCGTGGGACGTGACGGTGCAGGCGCGCGTGGCGCAGGCATGACACCGGGCTACTGGAAAGAGCAGATTGACCTCGCCACGGCCGTGCGCGTGTCGCACGAGCGCTGGTGGGAGGCCAATCTCAAGGCGTACGCCCCGCAGGCGGGCGACAGCCCCGACATGTACGGCTCCACGGTCAACACCAACCGGGACTTCACGAACGCGGAGCGCAAGAAGGCGGATCTGTTCTACCAGAGCCCGGAAGTCACGTTGCAGCCGACCCCGCTCATGGAGCAGCCGCTGCCGAGTGGGCAGACGGACCCAATGACGGGCCAGCCGGTGCCGCTGCTGGATGCGCAGGGGCAGCCGGTGAAGTTGTCGGCGGCGCTGCAGGCGCACCAGGAGATTGTCAACGAGCAGTTGGGGACGGACGGGGTGGATGCGCTGGCGCTCATGGATTCGGTGCTCTTTGACATTGAGGTTCCGGCGGGGTTTGGCTGGTCGGTCATGGGCTACGAGGCCGTGACGGTGCCCGTGCCGCAGATGAATCCGGCGACAGGGCTCGAGGAACAGATCCCCGTGCCGATTCACGAGTCCTGTTTCTGGGAGCCGCTGTCGCCGAAGCAGGGCCTGATCCCGCACAACTACCGTTCGACGCAGTACGACAAGGCGCCCTGGCTGGGACACAAGTTCGAACTGCCCCTGACACCGGGGAACCGCACGCGGTTCAAGCTGCCGGCGGACTTCAAGGGGGCGAAGGCCGGCGCGCCGCTGCATTTTGACCACGGCACGGGGCAGACGACGGCCACCGAGCAGGTGTTTACCGGCACGAAGATTTGGTACAAGTCGCACCTGTTCCGTGAGGATCGCCCGCATCCGGACCACTTGACGGAGTTGGTGTTGGTTGACGGGATTGACGAGCCCGTGATTGAACAGGACTGCCCGTACCAGACGCTGGGGCCGAACGGCGGGTTGACGCCGGATTCGCTGCTCGGGTTCCCGATCCACATCTTCACGCTACGGACGATGACGGATTCGGCGTATGTGCCGAGTGATTCGACCATGATTCGCCCGCTCGTGAACGAGCTAAATCGGTTCCGCGAGCAGATGGTCGAGTATCGGGACGCGCAGACGCTGCGGTGGCAGTACAACGTCGACACGCTGCCGGCGGATGCGGTGCAGAAGATGGTCCGCTCGCCCATCGGGGGCATGATTGGCGTCCCTGGCGAGGCGTTTCTGGGCGAGGGCGCGATCAAGGAACTGCCGCACGGGTCGATGCCGCGGGAGTCGTTCACGTCGAATGACTACATCGACAACGACATTGCCCGCACGACTGCGATTGACGCCGCGGGGGCGGGCGTGCAGTCGACCGGCTCGAGCACGGCGACGGAGCAGCAGATTGTCGCGGCCAATGCCAACGCGCGCATGGACAAGGAGCGCGGCCGGCTGCTGTCGCAGTACATCAAGGCCGTGACGAAGTTCTCAACCCTGCTGCAGCGGTATCTGCCGGTCGAGAAAGCGGCGGCGATTGTCGGCCCCGAGCGGGCGCAGGTGTGGGACCTGTGGCGGACGCAGACCCCGAGCACGCTCGCGTTCACGGCGCTACCGGATTCGGCGCTGCGCGTGGACCAGGCGGTGGACCGGAAGCAGGCACAGGAGCTGTACTCGTTCCTGGCGAATGATCCGTTCGTGAACCGGCAAGTCCTGCTCGAAAAGTTGCTGAGGAAATTCCACCTGGACCCGGCCACGATCGTGCGGCAGCCGGACCCGCCGAAGCCCGAGCCGCCCAAGCTGTCGTTCAGCTTCAAGGGCGAAGATCTGGTCGCGGCGCAGGCGCCGATTGTGCTGGAGATTGCGGCGCAGCTCGGGATCAAAATCTCGCCCGAGATGGTCACGCTCTCGCAGCAGATGTTCCTGCAGGCTGAGCAGATGGCGCAGGCCGAAGCCGCGGAACAGGAAGCGCAGAAGGGCTCAGAGAAACACGGCGGGAAGGTCGCGCAGCAGGAGAGCCTGAGCAAGCACGCGAGCGACCTGACGGGCGGGATGCAGAACACCGGGGCACCGGCCGCATTGGGGGCCGCGGGGGGCATGATTCAGTGAACGCCGTGCTCGACCGCGCCGAGAAGATCCACGGCTGGATGGATCGCGAAGAGTTGGCCTGGCTCGCGGAACAGGCGGCGGCGGCGCACAAGACGGTCGAAGTGGGCTGTTGGCGTGGCCGGAGTACGACGGTGATGGCCGAGGCCACGTCTGGCACGATCTGGTGCGTGGACCCGTGGACGGGAACACAGGACGCGCCCCACAAGCCGGTCAAGCGCGACGTGCTGCGGATGTTTGCGGAGAACCTGTGGGATCACATCGCCACGGGGCGGGTGCAGGTGCTGCCGGCCCGCTCGCTGGTCGCGCTGGATGTGCTGCGGTACCTGGCGCCGTTTGACTTCGTGTTCCTCGACGGGGATCACGCCTACGACTCGGTGGCCCCGGAGATCGAGGCGTTCCGGCCGCTGGTGCGGCCTGGCGGGATTTTGGCGGGGCACGATTACGCGAACGACCGCTGGCCCGACGTGACGCGGGCCGTGGATGAACGGGTGCCCGACCGGAAGCTCGTGCATTCGATCTGGTGGACGCGCGTATGACGTGTGAGGCGTGCGGCCAGACCGTCACCATTGGCGAATGGCCGTTCTGCCCCCACGGCACGCCGAACGTGGGCGTGATTGACGACCAGATCGAGGGGGGCCCGCGGTTCTTCGACACGATGGGTCACGAGCCGGTCTGGATCGAGAGCAAGTCGCAGTGGCGGGCGGAAGTCGCGGCGCGGAATCTGGTGAACGTGGACAAGCATGACCGGGCCTACTACCAGCGAAAGTTCCGAGAGCATGATGAACGTCTCAGGGACACAGGAGCCAAGGCATGATCGAGCCAGTGGTGTCACCAGTCAATCACGACGACAAGCTGGTGCTCAAAATCACGATCAAGGGACTGACGGGACTGCTGGTGCAGCGCGACCACGAGACGGTCGAGGACACTTGGTTGCGCGCACGCCAGATCGTCGCTGGCAATACCGCATCCTCCAGTGGTTCGGGATCTGCTGATGTGTGACTGTGAGAGTCCGATGCCGTATCGGCGCCCGAGTGGCATGGTGATCTGCCAGTACTGTGGCGGACGGATACACGAGAAGGTGGAGAAAACAGTTAGACCGTAAGACGTTGACGTTGGTCTAGGGGGCACCCGAACCGTACCTGCTCGGTACGTGACCAACGACAGAGAGCACACAAGGATCAGAGCGCCTTGATGGACCCGCACACCGCGGGGCTGTCGGGCGCTTTTTTGTTGTGCTCGTTTTTTTAGAAAGAGACATGGACGACACCAGTTTAGGCGGTAACACAGGGGGCACGGCCGACGTCGCGACATTCGCGTCTGCGGACTGGTCTGCCCCGGTTGATTCGCCGTCAACCGAACCCGCACCCGAGACCACCACGCCACTGGCGGCGGAACTGCCAGGGTCCGAGTCTGCGGCTCCCACCCCACAGGAGACTGAGCGCAGCCCGTATGTGGATCGTCAGCGGTTTGACACCGTGAACGAACGCATGAAGGCGGCCGAGGAATGGAAACAGCAGAATGCGTGGGTTGAGAACGAGGTTGCACGCGAAGCAGTTCAACGGCTTTCCCGGCATGCGGGGAACCCCATGGGGCTGCTCAC